TCCGTGATTGTCATGGTCTTCCGGTTCGTTGATATAGTTCCCGTCCTTATCCTTTGCCCAAACATACTTTCTGAACTCGCTTTGTAAGTTGTACGAGCGTTTGGTTATATAAATCTCCATATCTTTCATTTTGTCAATTCCGGCATTGATAGAGCCTGCACCTTTCTCTACGGCATATATCTTGATCCCTCCGTTGTGTATCTCTTGAATCAAACGTGGATCTGCGCTGTCAGCAATGACTTTCAATCCCCACGGGCGAAGAGTCTTGATGATGTCAGAAGAAAGCAATCCAGTACGGTAATCCACTTCATCCAAGTAAAGGGCGTTATCAACGATACCACAACGAATGGAAGCAGACGGGTCATGCGTATAACCGAAGTCTTGCCCGAAAGCAATTTTCTTTGCCCAAGCCGGGAACTCGTCAACAATTCCCCACTTCTTGAACACAGCACCTTCTGCAACGTCAGCCCACCGGCCGATAACCACATGAGCATACTTTTCAGGATTACTCACCTTCATATCTTCCACCTCTTTCAGGAACTCAGGAGAAAGGTTATCCAAGTTATCAAAATACGTAGTATGGATATGGAGCACATTCGGATGAGTGGAAATCTGAACCTGCACACCGTCAATCTCTACCAGCTTGTGAGTTTTCTCAATGTATTTCTTGTAGATGAAGTGATTGGAATCGCATGGGTTCATTATAATGATAATCCGGTTCTGAATACCCTTCTTGCGAATGGAGAGCATTATCTTGTCGAACTCATCTTCGCTTGTCCACTCTTCCGCTTCATCGCAGACAAAAGTCGTAATGCCTTGAATGGATTTCAGTTTTGCTGTCTGGTTCCCGGAAGAAGTCTTGATACCCCGAAACATGATACGGCTCTTAGTCATCTTATTGACTATGTCCGTCTTTGTGGTCTTGAAATATTTCGTGGTACCGTCCAAATCTATCTTCTCCATCATTTCGGGGATGATAGACATACCGGCAGAAACCATCGTGTAACGGGTGTAAAGAATCTGATGAACTATTTTCTCTACGGGAGTCATTTCAAAAGTCAACCGCTCAATAAAGGTAGAAGCATTGAAAGACTTTCCGCTACCACGCCCACCGGTAATAAGAATTATAAATTTTTCCTTATCCTCGTATAATGGATGGTAAATTTCTTGAGGTACTATCATTTCAGCTTGTCTTTAATCCAAGAATCAATGTTGATGCCATGCTCTATGTCTGTTGGAATATCAGCGTCTTCATCTTGTTTGCGCTCAATCTTTCTCCAATCTTCATCATGGTGGTACAGCCAAACGGACATTGCTTGCAAATTAGGAGCCAACTCGCTTTCGCTTACTTGTAATTCATCTTCGCCCGTCAAATTCCCTTCTGAATCACGGAGCTTTCTTACCACGGTGCTTTTGGTTTTTATGCCACCGAGAGCCATTGCAAGGAATTTAGCCCTTACAGTGGCATTGATTGTCGCGCGCCCACGCGCTAAGACTTCGGATATTTCGGTGTACTCACTTTTCTTTTCGCAGAATGTTTGAGGCAAAATCCCTATGGCATAAGCAATTTCCTTGTCAGTGAATCCCTTTTTGGCATACGATTCCACGAGAGAAAGAAATTCCTCGCTTGTATAATCAAACTTAGGCTTTCTTCCTCCTTTACCTTTTCTATTTTGAGATTCACTATTGCTCATAATTTTAACCGTTATTGTTACCCATATAGACACGGCGAGAAATTGGCTTGTTTCCATAGACATCAACTCCTCTTTTTGAGAAATAGCTATCTATTTTCTCAGCATATCTTCCCATTATGGATTTCGTTCTATCCCTTATGTTTCTTTGTCTTGCAGAACCTAACCCGTATTGTCTTCCAGCATTGTACATTATTCGTCTGGACTGCTGATATAACTGGCTATATGTTTTCTTTCTAACTCAGCTTTCCTCCCAATAATTAATCTATTCTTTCTACTTGTTCATCAAAAACTTCTCCCTTTATAAACTTCATATCTGGTTCATACCCGAACCTTTCGCAGAAAGCGGCTTTAGCTTCATAGGTATCGAAGGACAACATCACATAGGCATCCATGTTCTCAGCTTGCTTCTGTGCGTTTTCTTTCACCTGATGCTTGACCTCTTTCATGTGGGCTACCTTTTCAGCACGTTCCAACTGTTTGGCGGCTTTATCGGCTTCTTTCTGTTCTGTTACAGGCGACATTATGCTTTCCAGTTCGTCAGCAATGGAGCTTTCTTCTTCGGTCTGCAAAAGGAAATCAACCCCAATCATATTCAAGTCGGCATCCGTCAATCCTGCATCTTTCCAGTCAATATCAGGAACAATACGGGCAAGAGCGTCAAAATCCCAAGAACCTTGTGCATTAGGGTTGTTCATTAGAATATTCAACTCCTTTTCCTGCTGTTCGTCCACGTCAATGACATCGACACGAATGCGATAGTCGTTATCGGGAAACTTTTGTAATTCGTCCATGACAGACAAACGCTGGTGCCCACTGACGACTGTAAGCCCTGTACGCTTATTCACAACTATTCCACCTACCAATCCGAATTTCTTGATACCACGCTTTAATGCTTTGCGTGATTCATCGGAAAGTTTTCTCGGATTGTAGTCTGCAAAACGAATGGCAGAACGGTTAAGTTCTACCGATTCACTCTTGATATATTTACTTAGTTCCATACATATTACTTTTGTTGATTATGATACTCCCAAAGTACTCTTTCAGCCATCGGGAAAGTTTTGTAAATTCTCTGTAAGTCCTGTGGATAGTTCTTCTCCATCCAAAGCATACAATCAAGATTGAAGCCTACTCCCGAACTGGCTTTCAATGAATACCGAACTGGTTCGGGTAAATTATGCTGCCTCATATAAGCAAGAATATCCTTTTGTGTCCAATCAGCTAAAGGATAAACCATACCGTTATTCTCGTAGCCGTTTACCTCATACCCTTTCAACATAAGTCTACGATTCATACCGTCAGCTTTTTTCATGCCCAAGAATGTATAATAAACTCCATGAGTAAGTTGCATAGCCTTTACCACATCTGCCAACTTCAACAGCTTTACTTTCGGATTTGGCACACAATACATACCGCCACGGAGAATATAAGTAAGATTCCAATGTGGTACTTGAACAAACTCTATTTTCGGATATTTGGCTTTAGTCCAGTTTATCCAACGGTTAATATGTTCCAAATTCTTGACGAAATACATGAACACGCAAACAATCCGGTCAAACTTCGGATAGACTAAATCAAGCAGAACAAGCGAATCTTTACCAAGTGATAAAAACAGTAAAGCCTCATTCGATTTTACCCGAATGAGGTCTATATATTGACTCGCTTGTTCTACTTTGTTCATAGCTAGCCACCACTTAAACCAAATGAAGTACGAAGATCACTGTAACGCTGTCTGCGTGATCCTAACTGTGTGGCACTTGCTGTACCTCTACGATTGGCAACCAATCTACCACCTGCCCCTGCACCATTCATATTTCTGCGAGGTCCGGCTACTCTGTTAATTCTTCTTGCGACTCTGCTTTCTAATTTTAAAAGTAAAACAAATCAATCTATATGTTTTTCTAATATCTTGCCCAAAGTATAATCCATTTGTGCAGCAAGATATTCTTCGCCTTGATGTTCGTAAACAATATCATTACCGTTTTCATCTGTGAGAATAACAGCTTCTGCTGCTTTCACTTCAACGATAATATAAGGACGTTTACCTGTATATGCACCTGTCAGAAGCTTGATTGCATCGTACTTGATAGGCTTCAATTCTACCTCACCTTCTTCAGGCAGTTCTGCATCAGCCGGATATTCTTTACCGCTACATAGGTAAGTGATATACTTCTTAGCGTTAGTTGGTCTGATTTCACGGTATTCGTGGGTTTTCTTGCCTGCCAAGATTTCATCGAAATACTTCTGTTTGATGCTTAATGTAAGAATGTTCATAATCGTGTCAAATTTAAATTAATACTCAATAGTTGCGGGGGGCTGAATCGAACAACCGACCTTCACCAAGTCAAAGTGAAAAGCTACCACTGCTACACCCCGCGATAGTACCCCAAAGGTACTACCACAACCAAAGATAACGAAATATCTTCAATCGTTATACACAACAATCAGGTTATTGTTGTGAACTAAGCCATTTGTCCCGTCTTTCTCTGCACTGCTCTAAGGTAGGTGCACAACAAGAAAACAACTCACCGCTTTCAGTACGGTAGTCATACTGATACATTCTCATTCTCTTTCTGCCTAACTTCGTTGTGTAGGTAGTGTAATTCTCTTTACCGGGCTGGCATACGCTGCAACCGTTTTCGTTTATTGAGTTCATAATCATTTATATTTAAAGTTTCGCTTTCAATCTTTCTTCACTCGTATAAGCCACTACAAGCCCAGTTTCATCATGCTGTATGGTGATGTACTTTTCACCCCTCTCTATAGTAGAGAAGTCGTACGGCGTACATAGCTTACCCAACACTTTGCCCAGTTGTTTCATCAGTGGGGCTTCAGGGCTGATAACTAAAACTAAATCTGCTTTCATAATCGTGTATATTGTGGTAGCCCGAAGGCTACCGGATTAAACTTAGAATTTCTCTATTTTAAGATTGTCGTTAATGACGAACATACGTCCACACTCTAAAATCACGTGGGTATCTGTAATTCGCTTGATTACTCTTACTACATCATCGTGCGATATGCGTGGCGTACCGTCTGCATGACAGCCATTAGACAAATCACCTGATACTCTATATCTCAAACCTACTGTAACTTCATTTACGTTCATAATCTTATATATTGCGCAGGGCTTTTACCCTGCTGGTTAAACTTATAATATCGTAATCTCTTTGTTGCCTATCTCTGTATCTACATTCAGAACCTCGTACTTTTGAGCCTTGTAGTTATAAACAACTTCACAGGTATTGAAGCCTCTGCCATCTTCTCTTTGGTCATAAACAGTATTTATATGCTGATACATTTTATTGCCTAACATGAAGTTTATCTTACCTGATGTACAGAAGTAGAATGCTACTGCATACTTCAATGTTTTCTTTTCATCAATCTTCTTTGTTGCCATGATCGTATATTTAAGCGTTAATACCAATTGTGTTTCTCATAAAGTCACTTGCTTGCTCTACTGACATACCCAGCTTCTTTTGAATCAAAATGAGCATACAGCTTACTTGTTCTTTTGTGTTCAAATTGCCTTGTACAAACTCTGACATGATGAACTTCTCTATTGTTCTTTGTTTAATTACTGATGCTGCCATAATCGTATATCTTTTAATTGTTATTACTTCTTGTTTGATGATGCAAATGTATGGGTTTATAATTACACTTCAAATAGAATAAAGATAAAAATGTAGCTATTTAATAAACATTAGCAAAAACACAATTGTAAGGGTATACAATTACATATTTATTAATAAATCAATCTTCTTGATGCAATAAACAGCTACTTTTATTGCATTATTGATTTTATCATATTATATTTGTTCCGTTTATTATAATATACATTTGAAATGGATATAAAAAGCATCATTAAAGAAAAGGGCTACACCATTCAGGATGTAGCAAAAAAGATGGGTGTAAATAGAGTAACTCTTACTCTTACCTTACAAGGAAATCCCACCTACAAAAAGTTGAAAGAGATAGCCGACGCCATTGATTGCAATATAGCTGACTTCTTCCGAGACGAAACAAATAACTCTTCCACTTGTAAAGGAGAAGATAGTGAACTCACCGCCCTTATCCAGTATAAAGAAAACTTCTACAAAGCCGATACGATAGAGGAGCTAAAGAAAATTGTGGCTGAGATTGAAGAAAAACAGTAAATCACTTGTTCTGCAACTGTAAAATAGTTACATTTGCATAAACCATTAAATTATGGGTACAAAAGAGAAGTTGATAGAACGCTTTAAAAGCCAGCCAAAAGATTTTAATTGGGATGAGCTTGTACGCTTGTTCTCCATTTTCGGATATAAGATAGATAACAAAGGAAAAACAAGTGGGTCACGTGTCATTTTCGCAAAAGGGGAAAGCTCGTACACTGCGCATAAGCCACATCCAGGAAGTATCGTAAAAGGGTATGTAATGAAACAAGTATTTGAATTTCTGACTAAAAATAAATTAATATGAAAACATTGACTTACAAAGGTTACATAGGAAGTATTGAGATAAGCGATGAAGATAATTGCCTATTTGGAAAAGTCCTTGATTTGCCAAAAGATACAATGATTTCGTATGAAGGTGAAACTGTATCTGAATTGAAAGAGGATTTTAAAGGAGCTGTGGATGATTATATAGCATATTGTAAGGAAGCCGGAATTACACCGCGTAAAAGTTATTCTGGTTCCCTGAACATACGAATTTCCCCAGAGGTACATAGCAAAATTGCCATTCTCGCCCAACAGGCTGGAATATCAATAAACGCTTTTATTAAATCAGCCGTAGAAAAGCAAGTTGCAACTATGTTATAAACAACCATGGATAAAAAAGAACTCTTTATTTGTGAATGCAACAGCATCGAACATCAGATTGTGATGTCATATTTTGAGGATGAAAAGGAAGTATATTGCAACGTACACTTAAAACCCGAAAGAAATGTACTCAAACGAATTATCCATGCTGTTAAGTACATATTTGGTCATCGAAGTGCATATGGAGATTTTGACGAATTTATTTTCAATCCTAAAGATGCAGATAGGTTGCAAAGTGTTGTTGACCATTTGAGAACAGAAAAGCCGGAGCACTAAACTCCGGCTCATTAATTGATTAGCCCTTTGATTCTTAACCGATTTACGATTTCGGTGTAAAGATACTCTATATCCCCACTGAAATCCCCATAGTTCTGATACAAAAACACGACATCCGCACAGTTGTCGGAAATGGTACATTCTGATTGAACACCAAGAACCCTTGCTAATTCAGGTCGTAACCCTGCTGTCATTTTTCCACCGGCAAGCGAGCTTGGAGAAAACAGATACAGGATAATGAAAATGAACTTCTTCCGCTGGGTTACACTGTCAATATTCGGTGGACATCCTCTCTCATTCAGCAACTCAACGAATATCTTGTAGATTTCATGGATAAGGCTTTTGTCTTTCAAAATTGGGGCGGTCAAGGCGTTTTCTTCCTCTGAAAGTTCTGATTTCTCAATACGAATCTTTTTAAGACGAATTATTTTGTTAAAATCCAGTTCCATAACACGATTATTTTAAAAGTAAATAGTATATTTGCATCATAATCGTGTGAGGGAGGATTGAGTGGTCGTGCGCTTGGTTCTCCTTTTTTTTATTTTACAGAGTTATTCTTTTCCTGAATAATCCGATTTTGCTCGTTCACCTCCCTACCCCATATCATAGCGGAATAGATGGCTTTTGCATACAAAAAGAGTTCCTCACGACTGGTAAGGAACTCAACTCGAAGGGCTGCACATTTCGCATCAGTCCAGACATTTTCATTTCTACTCATTGACTATTTGTTAATTTTATAAATCTATTACGTTAATGGTTAACATACATATCCGCTTGCTAAACCATGTTATAAGATGGCTGAACAAAGGCTCATAATTTGCATAACTTCCACAAATCCGTACCTTTGCAATGTGTTTTTCATAGTATTAGATTAAGGTTAATAAAAAAGATTGGCTGTCTGGGAAGATAGCCTTTTTTTGTAACCATTGGCAATATCTTTTCTTTATTAATCACCTGGTCGTTCATACCGTTTCTTCAATTGTTTCAAGACTATTTCCATACCGTTATCCAACCCTTTCTTATAGCCGGACATATGTTCACCTATGTTGTAAATCAAACATCCTACAACAATAAGGACAACCCCTAAAGCTCTATGCCAATAAGGGAGTGATATGCTGAACGGCGAAAATGTCAACCGGAAATGCCCGATGAATAATACTGCGATGACGAATATCGCAATAAAGAAAATGAGGTCTGTTTTCATGTCAATTGCCGTATAGAATATCCAACAACTCTTTCGCTTTCTTATAGGTATCAAAGCCTTTAATGTTCGTCCACCCATACGAAAGACGGCTTTCTTTTCTGACTTGTACAAAATACGTAGTTATTGGAATACAGCCGCTATATTTTGTTTCTCTTACAATCCTATATCTTTCCATATTAAATACTGTTAACGCATAAGAAACAACACAGCAGCTACAGCCCAACCGGACAAAGCAATCATATAAAGTACAAATTTTGTATAACCAATCCATTTAGCTTCCCGATTGAATTTGTTTATCGCTCCTTTTAAGTCTCCAAACCGTTCTTCAATGTCCCACATTACATTTTCTTTGACAATTTTCCTAAATCTCTCCCGTACATTCTCTGGAATGTAGAACCTGTTATCTTTATAGAAGAGATATGTAGAGCAATCAATACGACAGTAGTCATTATAATCTCTTCCAGTGTCTATCTTGATTGTTATTTCTGCCACGCCTTTTTCTTTCCATAGGTCAATGGCGTGTTTCTCAATTTCTTTCTCATTGAGCTTGGCAAGGTCTGCAAGCTTGTTATAATCGTATTCGTCTAACTGTACAATCTTTCTCATAATTAATTAATCCGTTTCAGTACATCCTTGTTGGCTTCGAGTATCTCATCGAAAGAAGGGATAGGCATCCAAGCTACTGGTTCCCATAATGGAGGTATGCTGCTCATTGAACTATAAATAGGACTGTCTTTGTATACATCATTGATATAACCGTCCATACAGAACCATACTCCATTACAGTATGTGCCATTAAATATTGCGCCATGCTTGCACATGATAATGATATTCTCATTTTCTTCCGGCAACTGTTCCTTAACGCTTATCCACGGTGATTGCTTTGCCTGCCATTCGGCACCCTTTATAAATGCAGCTTCTGCAATTTCATCATATGTAATCCCATGATTAGGGCACTCATCTATTGAGTGATATTGGGCATATACACCCATTGATTGGGCAGTTGTACGTCTGCACTCTTTAGCTGCTTCTTCTACTGTCTGTTTCATTTCTTACCCTCCTTATCAAATTCGGATAATGCCTGCTCACAAAACTTGACCTGCTCCAAAGCATAATCCCTCTTATAGGTTACTATATCACGTGTTGTATAGTCCGTATAACATCGGTCTGTAGCTAACACTTGAAAAGGGACCCGGAACAACATTTAAAAAGTGCCCCACCCATGGGTATGTTTAACCGAACAAAATTGGTATAT